TGAAGGCCTAATGAATCAAATAGAGGAAAGTCAATGGCAACAGAAGTAGAAGTAGGTGGTATTAAATTTAGAGGTGGTAAAATATTTTTGTTACTTACAGCCTTAACTACAGCTGGTGGTGCATTGTGGGGTGGCTTTGAATTTTACAAAGACTACCTAAACATGAAAGAACAAATACAAGAATATGTTGCGCCAGACTTATCTGGTTTTGATAAAGAGATTGCGCTTACAAAAAAAGAAATGGAAAGTAAAACTGATCTAATACAGACAGAAGTAAATATGATTATACAAGAAATGGAAATGATTATGTCTGAAATACGACTGGTGTCTGATGTAGCAAACGAACTTAAAAATGATTTACGTCAAGATGTAAGACGTGTTGAAAAGATTGTCAATGATGTAGAACAACAAGTAAAAGAAGACTCTAGAGACAATGCTAAAGATTTAAAAGTTACTATTGATACTGTTGAAGATGACATGAAAAATTAGAGGATAGACTTAAACAAGCACAAAAAGAACTTGAAGAAAAGATAGATAAAAGAATTAAACGTGCATTAGAAAATCCATTAGGAGCATCGTGAAAATATCAGACAACACAGCGATTAGTATGCCTATGAGAAACCTAATTGGGTTGATCGCGGCTATAGGGATTGGGATCTTTGCCTACAGTGATTTGACACAAAGGCTAACAGAATTAGAAACTGCAAGACAATTGATGGAAGCAGACTTGCTTAAGAAGGCTGAGCAGACACCAGTTGATCAAGAACAATATATGCTTATAGAATTTATTGCAGGACAATTTGAAGTTATGGAAAAAGAAGTACAGTCTATAGAATCAAATAACATAAACATAGATTTTTTAAAATCACAGGTAGAAAAAATGCAAAATGATGTTGAACAATTAAAAGATAAGGTAAGAAACAATGGCAGTCATTGAAACAGTTTTTGCAATGATGATGATAGTAAACGGATCTATGGATGGGTTTATGAAAACAGATGGTCTATCTCATTGCCTTAAGGTTAAAAGAGAGAGTGAGCGAAACTTATCAGAGAGCAGAACAAATGTTATTCGTTATGAATGTGGTCAAGTAGTAGCAGAATTAGAGCCTGACTCAGAAGGTATACTTAAAATAAAAAAAATTATAGAACGTAAATAATGGAACCTGCGACTTTTTTCTTAGGCTGCTTCGTTGCTTTGTGGGTCGTTGGCGTTCTTTCTTGAATAAAACTTAACTTTCTTTAACATACTATGCACACCATTGTTTCTGCCTGGTGTAAGCAATGTATCCAAATTTAATATTTTAAAATTATCTTGATCAAACTTATTAATGTCCTGGGCGCTCGAGCCACTGTACACGTCTGATATAATATTAACCATGCCCTTTGATATCAATGCAGCTGAATCAGATGTAAAATATATTTTATCATCTACGTAATGTGGCACTAGCCACGTCTGCGATTGACAACCAGGAACTTCAAACGATTTAACTTTATGTGCATTATCAAAATGTTTTGAGTTTCTACCGTAATCCATAATCCAAACAAATTTATCTTGATCGTCGTCTATGTTATCAAGTATCTGTGCATATCTTTCTAATTTTCTTTTTATTGTTTCACATTCTCCACAACAATCTGGAGTACCACATTTATCGTGTTCCATTAAAAACCTTTTCTGTATTTTCTGATTCTTGCGTAAGGTGAATCTGCAGGAGGTACATAACCATTCTTTTCTTTCTCTCTATATAACGCACCTAGTATTGCATTCTTACTAACAACACCCATAATCACAGCAGCTTTACTTGCGCTTGTGATTTGCAGTAATTTTTTTGCTTCGTTTAATTTTTCTTCCGTCCAAACTTTTTTCTTTCTCATTCTTTTTCTCCTTCTTCTTAAATAATTTCATCCAATCTAATCTTGGTCCAAAATAAATTGCCTTA